TCACTTACTGGAACAACTGGTTCTGATTGTGCACCAAGAACTCTATCAAGTCTGGACTTCAATTCAGAAAATTCCTTAAACCTACTATCATCTGTAAATTCAGAAAGTGGAAATTCTTTCTTCCAAAGTTCTTCAAGTTTTTCATCTGCACCTTCATACAATGGTGAAACTGAATCAAACTCGGATTTATCAAAATTATTAAATCCATCTACCTTACGAATCTTCAAACGAAAGTTCGCACCTTCCCAAAGATCAAAAGGATTAGTAGGATTTTCATCTTCAAATTGTGGATTCATTTGATCATTGATTTTATCAAAAATCTTCTTACCATATTTGAAAAGTTTAAGTTCTCCCTCATTTTGAGGATTGGCGGGGTCTTTAATAACTAAAATATTTGACATATAAACAAGACGCCGCTTTTGTTTGCGAGCGATTTCCTTATTTGCCTCAATTCCAGAATTCCAAAGTGAGGAATTATATTCACATACTGGACACTTTTTTCCAATAGTAGTTGGACATTCCTCAATGTACCATCCACCAACACCTTGAAATCCATGATTCCAAGTTTTTGCCCACGGCAGATCTTCTCCTGTTGGTGCTGGGAGAAACCGGGTAACAGCATATCCATTACCAGATTTATCAAGTTCCGCTTTCCACATACGAGTGTCTTCCGCGAAACCCTTTGAACTATCTGCTTGTTCTTGTAGTTTTTTATTGATTTTGTCAATTGACTTTTGACGTGACTTTTTTAGATCAGAAAATGATTGTGACATCTTATATCCTTATATTTTTATGGTTAACATTATATTTCATCTGATTCGCACTATACATACTATTATACACTATTTATCATCCCATGTCAAGCCCCCCCTTCATTATTTTTTTGAATTTAGAAATATCATCTATTTTTAGAAAAGGCTCATATTTAATCATAAGACGATAAACATCTGGCCAAATTACTTTATCTAAAATGTTTTTATTCCAAAAATCTGTAAATTGTAAAATTTTATCCATTATAATCGCTGATTCTATATTAATTCTTTTTCCTAATATCTCTTCTAATAAAACAGGATGTTGCCCATCTTCAACAGTAAATATTCTATTAAATCCTAAATGTAATCCTAATTCTCTATTATTAAAATTCTCAATTAAAGATTTTAATTCATTTACATCTTGAGTAAATTGATATGTTAATGATTCAATTATATTCTTCCATTTGTTATGAGTTCTTTTTGCTTCATCACCATACATTTCTCCAACCCACATATTAGAATTATAAACAAAATTAGAAACTAAAAATCCTTCAACTTCTTCATGTTTTTTTAATTCTTTGGCGAGATTTTCAAAAAAATATCTATCATTTCTATTTTGATAGGTAGTATATCTTGCAGAAACGCCCCTATTCTTAAAAGAATAATTAAAATAATTGTATCTATCTGAATTAAAGTGCCTTTTTAGTGCAAGATAGGTTTTATATACATCAAACCCTCTTAACATAATTAAAATTTAGATATAAATCTTGCTATAGGTTGGATAAAGGGAAGTAAAGCAACTGCCATAACTGTATTAACTCCTGTATGGACAAGAGCCACTTGTTTTGTAATTCCTGTAGGCATACCGTCACTCACCAACATTCCTGCTATCCATATAGTTCCAGTCGTGCCCACATTCGCTCCTAGTATTGCTGCAATCGCTGATGGTAAAGGTAATGCACCCGATGCAACAAGTCCGATGACCGCAGTTGTAGTAAGTGAGGAAGATTGCCAAAGGAGGGTACATACAATTGCTCCAAGGAACATCCAGTAGGGGTTTGTGGTGAATCGTTCAAGTTGTTCTAAATGACTCATTGATTTCATTCCACCTGAGAACATCTTGAGTCCAATATAAAAAATTACCAAACCTAAAAGAGTTTGGAAAATAGGATTGTTAAATTCCATAAAACTACCTGACTTATATTTCCACGAATCGTAAAGTTTTCTATCTTTCTTTTTCATTAAATCGGAAGTTTGGATGTCTTAGGAAAGAAATTCAATTTTTCTGCATCATCTCTAAGTCGTTCTTTATTTTCAGCACTAAGTAAGGACTTAATTGTTTCTGCTTCAAGATTATTCTCTTCACAATAACATAGAATAGCATCTAAATAATTCATATTTTTAGAGACATTTACCAAATAAGTTATTCTTTCATTAAATGCTGCTCTATCATTAATATTAAGCATATTCTTTTTTTTATTCACACGGTAATTCCGTTTTTGTTCCTATAATCTGCGATTGCTGATTTAATAGCATCTTCCGCCAATACAGAGCAATGTATCTTGACAGGGGGAAGAGAAAGTTCTTTAACGATGACCGTATTTTGAATTGTATGCGCTTCATCCAATGACTTGCCCTTAACCCATTCAGTTGCCAACGAAGAACTCGCAATTGCAGATCCACAACCAAAAGTTTTAAATTTGGCATCGACAATTTTTTCATTTTCATCTACCTCTATTTGAAGTTTCATAACATCCCCACACTCTGGAGCACCCACAAGACCAGTACCGACCCTATTACTCCCACTATCCATACTACCAACATTTCTTGGTTTCTCATAATGTTCTATTACCTTATCTGAATATGCCATTATTAGGTTCCTTGTATATCCGCTGATTCTTTTTGTTCTGGATCATCTTTATCTTTAAACCAATAATCCGTCGCCTTCGCGAGCACCGCCACATATGCGCCAACCATGATATTTATTAGATCGCGAGATTCATCTGGTAATGAACCATAAAACAATAACCATACTAAAAACAAAAAAGTCATTACTATAATCATGGACAATGTAAATCTTGCCCACCAATTCAACTTCTTTCTTGTTTCAATTTTTTCATGTCTAAGCGCTTCCATTGGATTGCTCTCCCATAATTTATCTTCCATTTGTTCTTCCATTTCAACCACTGTATTTATTTTTCCATCACCTAATTTCTCTCTGGTTCTTTTGTTCATTTTTATGAATTTTCTTTTTTATTTTGTTATAAATTTCTGTTCCAAATGCCTTATGTGATTCTAAACCTGGATGTTTATTATCTTTAGCCTTATCCAAGTCCCGCGAAAAAGATATATTAGAAAATTCCACATAATTCCATCTTAACAAATAGTTTCCTTTGCACGGTCCACAGAATTCGTCAAGCATTATATGATAATTAAAAATATTTTTTTTATCTAGATAATATTTTATATAATTCATTCTCATATATAAATCGATTGACATATCATAATAATCATGTATATATTTATAATATGATCTTGATTCTACATCTAGTGTGTCCCAATACCTTAATTGTTTTATTTCTTTTGATTTTATAATACAATTTCTATCAGAATAAGTCCAGCATATAATAACTATATCATCAATTTCAAAAAAACTTTCTCCATTTACTATATTATACCAAATTTCCTTATTACTTATTCCTGGCTCACCAAAATTACAACATTTTAAATTTAACTTATCTGCTAAAATTTGAGGCCATGCAAATTGACTTGGCCCTTCATCATCTATAGGTAATTCTGTTTCCTCATTCCATACATCCGGTAAGAATTGCCCAAACGTATTGCTACAACCAAAAGCAATTAATTTCATTTTTTATTTAATCGTCATCCAGTTCTAACAATTGTTGAGTTCCATTTTCAGCTAAAAATAATCTATTCTTCCAATGTTCTTCTTCAATTTCCTCTTTACTTCCACCATGATAACCAACAGCATAACCACTCTCACACATCCATTTGTTTATATTTGTCCATCCACCAAACTCATGTCCATCTTCAGTACAGTTAATCCAAAGCTCACCTAATACTCTGCCAAACTTGCCTCTGCTATCTGACTCTGGACATCTACATTGTATTTCAATATCATCTCTGTCTGACAATATTGCCCAATGCACCCATGACTTGAGAGCTTCTTTGGATAACTTACCATAGATTTTTTCGTTCTTGTGTCTTGTTCTGGATTCTGGTGTGTCGATTCCTAGTAGGCGAATTCTATTACATATCCGCACATCAAAACCCAAATCAAAAACAGCATCGATAGTATCCCCATCGACAATCTTTTCTACAGCGGTTATGTTGTAAATAAACTCACATGGTTCTTTATTTATATATTCAGCCATATTAATTATTCACTGCAGCAATGATCTTCTGTACATGTACATGGATCACAGGTGCAACTTTCATTTTTACAATGTTCGTTTCCACACATTTTTTTCTCCTATTTAAATCGTTTATCTGTTTGCCAAATTTTATCATCATCATAAGCCCAAGCTACTAAAGAATATCTAACTCCGGCTATAATTTTTTTAACTCTATGATTAATATTTGAATCATAAGTAATACAATCTCCCGTTTTCAATTTCAAATCATCCATTTCTTCAAATTCTAATTCACCACCTTTAAAATCATCATTAAGTAATATTATATGTGAACGAATTTTACTTTTATCATTATGCCAATTAAAATATTGACCTATTCTATATTCAGAAAATTGTAATGCTAAATTATTTTCTAATCCTGTTAATTCATCTTTATCACTAATTTCATAAATTTTATTTATTAACTCTTCATCTTTATAATTATACCATCTTGAATTCCGCAATTCCTTAACTATTCCTCGATCATTTACTGGCGCGGGCCGCACATGTTGATAATTTTGAAAAATTATATTAAAACATGTTTCTTCATCAAGAAATGATCTTCTTATTTTAAATTTAAATGTCATAAAAATTCCAAAATATAATGGGGGAATTCTTCTGTTCCCAAGTGATTCCCCCCAAACTCGGCTATAATCTACGCAGCAAGTGCGTAAGAATATGCGGTATAATCGTCATTGTTTGCGATTAGTTTGATGGACCGTTACGGTGGTGCCTCTACCGGATACCTCTATATCTACCTTCACAATCAATCGAAATCTATTTCAGCCCCCTCAACGAAAGTCATATCCAATATAAAGTGTGGCATAAGTTAAACCTAATGCAAGTATTATAATTACTGCTAGCCACATTAATTTCTTTTCCATAACTTCCTTTGGTGGAGCTGATCGGAATCGCACCGATGTCTTAACTGTTATCTAGATATGTCAACAGTATCAGTATTATTTAGGTCACAAAAGATGTGACTCATAATATAATTTCTTGGCTTCCCAAATTTTATCTACCCAATCATCTCGGTTCTCTACAAACAATTGAGGGAGATC